CGCAAGAAGTTTTGCAGCAAGGCGTGTTTCTTTGCCGGGAGAGAACTTAAAAAGTTGTTTGGCAAAGGTGTTGAACATCCAGCATGGAAAGATGGTTTGTCATTAAATCAGTATCCATCTAAATTCAATGTAACTTTGAAAAGAAAAGTTCGTGAAAGAGATGGGTTTTTATGTCAATTGTGCGGAATGACAGAAGAAGTTCATGTGCAAAAATTCAGCAGAGCGTTGACTGTGAACCACATAGACTTTGATAAAAACAACTGCGAGGAAACAAATCTCAATACTTTGTGCCTTCCTTGCAATACAAAAATTAATTGGGACCGTCCGAAGTGGACAGCTCATTTTAAAGAGGTAATGCAAAATGGCTGACCGCTTCTGGGTTGGGGGAAATAATAGTTGGGATGGTACTGCGGGTACCAAGTGGGCTACTTCGTCCGGTGGTGCTGGTGGCGCGTCTGTGCCTACCAGTGCGGATGATGTGTTCTTTGATGCTGCATCCAGCGGCACCTGCACGATCTCTGCTGGCAACACGGGTGCCAAGTCAATCAACTGTACGGGGTTTACGGGGACTATCGCTGGATCTGCTGCTATTACCGTATCGGGAAGCGTAACCTTAGTAGCCGGGATGACGGTTACTTATTCTGGAAATCTAACCATTAATGGGACAGGTACGTTGACAACCGCCGGAAAAACAATTGGCCCGCTTACGATAAGTGGGTCAGGAATAACGGTGACGCTTGGCGACGCGTTGACATCATCTGGAGCGATTACATTTGATCAGGGTACATTTACAACAGCAAATTATAATGTAAGCACAACGGGAATAACTAGCGCGACATCATCCGTTCGAGTATTAAATTTAGGGTCTTCTACTATTACCTGCACCGGTGCAAACCCAATAAATTTTGCAAACAATACAAATATGACCGTTAATGCTGGGACATCTACAATAGTATGTTCATCGACTGGCGCAACATTTTCAGGCGGTCCCGTAACTTCACAAGGCGTGACATTTTATAATGTTTCTTTTACAGCAACACCTGTTGGGACTCATGAGTTTCGAGCAATTAATACATTTAATAATTTAAGCATTACCGCTCCAAACACTGCTGGTATTCGTCAGGTTACGTTTCAAGCCAGTCAAACCATCAATGGCACTCTTTCTACTACAGGCACAGCAGGAAATCGTCGTGTATGGTTTCGTGGTGTCACCTACGGCATTGCCCAAACCCTGACCGTTAACGCCACTCCCAGCCTGACTGATGCTGATTTCCGTGACATCTACGTCATCGGCACTGCTGCACCGATCAGCGGCACTAGGATCGGTGATCTCAGGGGTATTAGAGGCATTACTGCTTCTACGCCAAAATCTGTCTACTGGGTCACTGCTGCGGGTGGTAACTGGAGCGCAAATGCTTGGGCTGCGTCGTCTGGTGGTGCAGCATCAACCGACAACTTCCCGCTTGCTCAGGACACGGCCGTCATTGAGAACACGGGGCTGAATACGTCGGCTACGGTGACTGTTGATTCCGTGATGCAAAACCACATGGCTGGCGTAAATATGTCCACTAGGACAAACGCAATGACATTTGCATTGGCAAGTGGAACAGATTGCTACGGCAATTGGACAAATGGGTCTGGAACAACCATTACGGGCGGTGTAGGTATAAACTTTTTAGGAAGAAATACGCAAACAATTACTAGTGCTGGAAAATCTTTTGGCTCTTTGGGTAGTTTTAATGTAAATACTTACGGCGGCACAGTTGAGCTTGCTGATGCGCTGAACATTGGCACAAACAGCCTCACCGTCATAAACGGCACATTCGATACCAAGAACTACAACGTCACTGCTGGTCGTTTGGTGTCCAGCTACAGCAACGTTAGGACGATTACGCTTGGGTCGAGTACGATGACGTTGAGTGCATCGGGCACTTCTGTTTCTTTAGACAATTCAATAAATTTAACTTTTAACGCCGGCACGTCGCAAATATCGATAACAGGGGCAAATTTTGTATTTGCTGGAGGAGGCAATACGTTTTATAACGTATCTTTTAGTGATTTTTCTAATATTTCAAATGATATTACTGGCGCAAATACGTTTAACAACATAACCTTAACTGCTCCTGCATCTGCTGGTCTGGCGCAATTGACTATTGGTGGAAATCAAATCATAAATGGCACATTAACTTGTGCTGGAGCCACAGCAGTACGCCGAGTGTTTCTTAAATCAAGCGTCCTCGGCACCACCCGCACCCTGACCGTTGGCACCCTCTCTGCTACGGACTGCGACTTCCGTGATATCACGATAGCCGGTGCTGCTTCTGGTTCATCTCCCACCCGCGCGGGTGACTGCGGTGGGAACTCTGGGATAACGTTCCCTGCTCCGAAGACTGTGTACTGGAACCTTGCTGGCGCTCAGAACTGGAGTGCTACGGCATGGGCTCCGGGGTCGGGTGGTTCTCCGGACATCAACAATTTTCCGTTAGCTCAAGACACAGCGGTGTTTGATAACACAGGCAGCGTGACTGGGACGATCACAATCAACGCAGCGTGGAACATCGGGACTTTTGATGCGTCTGCACGAACGAGTGCGATGACGCTGACGACTAGCACCAGCTTTCCGTTTGTTTACGGAGATTGGAAGTTTGGTACTGGTGTAACCTCGTCAAGCACGGATGGATTGATTACATTTGCAAAGCGCGGCACACAAACCATCACTAGCAACGGCGTGACGTTTGGGTGTCCGGTGACGATTGACTGTGTTACAGGCACAGTTCAACTTGCTGACGCTCTAACACTTGGTTCTACACGAACTCTGACCCTTACAAGCGGCACGTTTGATGCTGTGTCGTATAACGTGACAACGGGGTTATTTGCGAACAATGCACTTACACCGACACTAAAACTTGGATCTGGTACTTGGACGCTGTCAGGAACTGGAACGGTTTGGAATATTTCTTCAGTACCTACGTTTTATAAAGGTACAGCCAATATTACACTTTCTGACACCAGCACCTCCGCACGAACATTTACTGGCGGCGGCCTTTCATACAACAAACTTACCATTGGCGGCGCAACCGGAACATCGACCCTGACCATTGCTGGCAACAACCAATTTACCGAACTTGCTTCTACTAAGACCGTAGCTCACACCATCGCTTTAGGCTCAACTACCCAGACCTTCGGCAAGTGGACCGTCACAGGTACTTCTGGCAACGTCGTCACCCTAACCGGCACAGGCACCTCTCACATTCTCGCGGGCGCTTGTACCGATGGCATCGACTACTTGGCGATGGGCAGCATCGGTTTTGCCTCTACGAGTCCTGGTGAGTTTTACGCTGGTGCCAATAGCACCGCTACAAGCGCTGCTGCGCCTTTGTACTTAACTGCCAAGCCTGCTGACTCTACGCGCTACTGGGTCGGAGGAACGGGCAACTGGTCTGATACTGCTCGCTGGTCTACATCTTCTGGTGGAAGCTCAGGGGCGGCTGTTCCAAGAAGTCACGATGATGTGGTGTTTAATTCGGCCTCTAACGCAACCGCATACACGGCTACAGTAAACACAGTCACCGGCGGCATCCGGTGCAAAGCTCTGACCATCGCTGGTCCGGCCTCTGGAAATCTTACGTTGGCTGGCTCAACTGCGATTGACGGCGTTCACGGGAATGTGACGCTGCCTGCGACAGGTCTGACCAGGACTTATACGGGTGCAATTACGCTCACTGGGTCTACTACTGGCAAGACATTGACGACGAATGGCGTGACGCTGGCGTCTGCAATTACGGTTAACGGGGTTAATTGTGAATGGACGCTTGGCAGTCCTTTGAACAACGGGTCTTCGGCTGTTACTGTAACTAACGGAAATCTGTTGTTAAGCACTCACAACTTAACAGCGGGTTCTATTTCTAGCGATAACGGCAACTCACGTGAAATTAATTTTGGATCAGGTACTGTTAGCTTGTCCTTAACAATGCCTATTAATTTTGGAACAACAGAAACAATTAGACAATCTTTAACTCTAACCGCCGGTACTTCGCAAATTAATTTTTCTAATGCCAATGCAACATTTTCAGGAAACAACAAAACTTTTTACAATATTTCTTTTAATGGAACATCCCCAAGTAATGTCACTATCAACGGCTCAAACAGCTTCAACAATCTATCTTTTGCAGGACAAACTTTAGCCGGGGTAAATCGAATTTTGATCACGGCAAATCAAACTATCTCTGGCACTCTGACTTTGTCCGCAGGCACTAACGCCACAATGCGAAACTTTGTTCAGTCGGACACGGTTGGAACAACCCGCACCCTCACCTGTGCAGCTGTTTCAATGACTGACGTAGATTTCCGAGACATCACTATTGCTGGTGCTGCTGCTCCTGCTACTGGGACGAGGATTGGTGATTGCAAAGGTAACAGCGGAATTACGTTTACGGCTGCGACCACGAGGTACTGGAACCTTGCGGGTAACAATAACTGGTCTGCTACCGGGTGGGCAGCAAGTTCTGGTGCTTCGCCTTCTGCGAACAACTTTCCGCTAGCTCAAGATACAGCTGTGTTTGAGTCTACTAGTCCCGGTTCTGGTGCAACAATAACGATTGATGGAAATTACAATGTCGGCACCATCAATATGTCTGCGCGTACCACTAACACGATGACCTTGGCGTTTAGTGTAACAGTCAGCGTATATGGAAATTGGATAAATGGCACCGGAACGACAATGAGCGGGTCTGGTGGATTAATTTTTTCTGGACGAGGAAGTCAAACCATTACCAGCGCCGGAAAATCGTTTACACAAACAATAACTATAAATAGTCCCTCTGGGTCTGTGACATTACAAGATGCGGCGACATTAACAGCAAGCGGGCAGTCGTTAATAATAACAACTGGAACTTTTGATGCAGGTTCGTACAATATTACAACGGGCGGTGTAAGTGCAAGTGGATCTAACACAAGAACTGTTGCCATAGGTTCTGGAACATGGACTCTTACAGGCTCAGGAACTGTATGGACCACATCAATATCTACCAACCTCACTATCACAGGTACAGGAACCATTAGCCCAAATTCAGGATCGGCTAAAACCTTCACTGGCGGCGGTGTTGCCTACACCAACATCACCCTTAATCAAGGCGGCGCTGGCACTCTTACAATTTCGGGCAACAACACCTTTAAAGACATCACCAACACCTACAGCGCAACAGGTGCTACAGCAATAACAATTGGCACCACGACTCAGCGGGTGTCACAGTGGACTGGTACTGGTGCATCAGGAAAGGTATTAACGCTCTCCGGGTCGTCTGCCAGTTCTCCCGGTACTCTGGTGCATACCGGGGGTGGTGATATATCGGTAGACTATCTCACCATTACAGGTGTGAGAGCATATCCGTTATGACCTGGTACGCTGGTTCAAACTCAACCAACAACGGAAGCCTCGGATGGAGGTTTGAGGCTCCGGGTGGTGGTGGCGTTACTGTTAACGTCACCGGAGTTTCTGCAACTGGCGCAATTGGAAGTGAAACAGTAATTGGCAAGGCATTAGTCCTTCCAACCGGAGTTTCTGCAACTGGTAATCTTGGGACGGTTACGGTTGCGCTAGTTACACCAGTTCCAGTTACCGGAGTCTTTGCCACAGGTCAAATTGGTAACGTAACTGTTACTGGAAAAGCCAATGTTGTTTTGACCGGAGTATTTGCGACCGGACAACTTGGTAGCGTTACCGTACAAATTGCAAAGATAGTTCCGGTCACGGGCGTATCGGCTTCTGGGCAACTTGGTTCCGTATCTGTATCAGGCAAAGCAGTAGTTGCTGCCACAGGAGTTAGTGCAACTGGTGCACTAGGATCGGTTACTGTCTCTGCTGGTCAGGGTGTAAACGTATCTCTTACTGGAGTCTCCGCAACCGGATCAATTGGTTCTGTTACTGTAATCAACGGTCAAGGGGTAAACGTATCTCTGACTGGTGTATCGGCGACAGTGACGCTCGGAAACGAAACTGTTGTCGCAAAGGCAAACACTGCGCTAACAGGTGTTTCTGCTGTTGGACAAGTTGGGTCTGTCACCGTCACTGCTGATGCTGTTGTCGTCACGACCGGAGTACAGGCTACAGGTCAAACGGGTACAGTCAGAATTCTGGTTGTCATTCCTGTCACTGGCGTGCAGGGGACTACTGCTCTTGGTACGATTACCCTAGAAACGAACAATTACATCGATGTGTCTGGGTTGCAGGGCACAACGCAGTTGGGGTCTGTTTCGTTATTGGGTGTATGGTCAATCCCGGATGAGGGCGCTAACACTTGGGCCGACTCTGTTCCGGGTGGAAACGCATGGACTGAAAACGCTTCTGGAAGTAATATTTGGTCTGAAACATCAATTGATTCAAATGTTTGGACCGACAAGTCAACGCAATCGAATAACTGGACCGTCCAATGAGAATCGCATTTGGCAAGTGGACACCTGACAGGCCCGGAATTGCCGGAGGATTGACCGAGGCTCTTAACTGTCTTCCGGTTGCTATGGGCTATGGTCCTCTGCCATCCAATGCCAACTTGTCCTCAACTGCATCAGAAAGCCTTCTGACGAGTTTTGTCGGGAGATTGGGTACAACCACCACCCTGTTTAGTGCAGGCTCTACAAAGCTGTTTAAGTTCGATCCTACTGACTCGTCTATGGATGACGTAAGTCGGACCGCTTCTGCTTACTCTACGACGACACTCTGGACTACTGCTCAGTTTGGTGCTGTTGTACTGGCTGCGAATGGGATAGACAAGATCCAAGCCTGGGACATGGGGTCAAGTACCAAGTTCGCGGATGTTGCTGCTGCTGCTCCCACTGCCCAGTTTGTGACGGTTGTCCGTGATTTCGTAGTTGCTGCCAAGACTGCAAGCGAGATTTCGACGGTTTATTGGTCTGACATTAACGACGAGACAGACTGGACTCCTGGTGCTGGTAGTCAATCTGACTCCCAGGTGATACCTGATGGTGGTGAGATCCGTGGTCTGACGGGTGGCGAATTTTGTGTTGTCCTGTTGGAACGAGCGATTGCGCGGATGACTTACATCGGATCTCCGCTCTTCTTCCAGTTTGACGTTATCGCCAGAAACCTAGGCTGTTATGAGTCTCGTTCTGTGGTGCAGAGTGGGCCTCTGACCTACTTCTTGAGCGATGACGGGTTCTTTGTGACGGATGGGCAGACGGTAAAAGCTATCGGGAATGAGGTGGTTGATCGGTGGTTTTATGCTAACGCCGATCCTGCACAGTTCGACAAGATGTCGGCTGCTGTCGATCCGGTGAACAAGGTAGTGGTCTGGTGCTTCCGGGATATTTTTAACATCCAGAAGGTGTTGATTTACAACTACGCTGTGGACAAATGGAGTCATGGACAAACAACCGCTGATTATATTTCAACACTTGCCACTGCCAGTTACACGTTGGAGCAGCTTGCAAATGTCTCGGCAAGCTTGGATGCTCTGCCAGAATCCCTTGATTCCCGGCTATGGGCTGGCGGCAAGCTGGTGCTCGGTGGTGTTACGACAAGCCGTCTGGTGACATTTGGTGGTGCCAATCAAACCGCTGTTCTGACATCTGGTGATATAGAAGCCGAAAACACAGAGACGATCCTGACGCTTGCTAGACCCATCGTGGACAATGGGTCTGCCACAGTTCAAGTTGCGTCTCGATACCGTCTGGACGGCAATTTAAGCTATTCCACTGCTGTTGCTGCTGATAGCGAGAATCGCATCCCATTGAGGTCGAGAGGAAAGTATCATCGGGTGTCACTGACTCCCACTGGAACTTGGAACACTGCTGTCGGTGTCGATGTTGATCTTAAACCTGTGGGTGTTCGCTGATGTTTCGCAGACTCCCACAGCAGGGTGGGACGCCTCGGGATGTATCCGAGATCGTCAACCGCATTCTTGACGGGAAGATCAACTCTGTCGGTCTGATCACCCTCGCTACGGGTAACGCAACTAGCACGACGTTATTCGATGAGCGGATCAGCGAAGACAGCATCATCCTGTTCGCGCCATACTCTGCTGCGGCTGCTGCGGATGACATCCCCTACGGAGCGTTTCAGGACTCCACAGATCAGTCTGCGACGACGACGGTAGATGCCTATGCAATGAAGTTCAACACGACGGACTTCAGCAATGGAGTGACCGTCAGCAATAACTCTCGCATCAATGTCAAAAGCCCTGGAATTTACAATCTTCAGTTCAGCGCACAATTCGTTAACGCTGACTCTCAGATTCAAGACGTAGATATTTGGTTTAGAAAAAACGGCACAGACATTGCCAACAGTAATAGCAGATATTCCGTTCCTAACAAACACGGGTCCATAAACGGACATCTGATTGCTGCGTTGAATTTTTATGTTGATCTCGTTGCGAATGATTACGTTGAGATCATGTGGGCGACAACTAACATATTTGTTACTTTGGAACAGTTGCCGACGCAGACAAGTCCGACCAGACCAGCAACTCCGTCTGTGATTGCAACGATGATGATGGTATCGGAATCTTCAACTTCTGATGTATATGCATCCAATCAGACTCAGGGTCAATGTACTGTCAACCATTTTTCAAACAGTACGGCAGACAAAACATATAGGTATGTGATTCTTGGATAGAGTGTTTGTCGAGCCAAACAGTCTCAGATCGGTCTGGGATTATGTGCGGCAAGGTTTATTGGAAGTAAAAGAGGCGAGTTCTGAGCCTTGGATACCCGAGGATATATACGTTGACTGCTATACGGGTAAGTCAATGTTGTGGCTGATGGTAGAGGATGGTGTTCCGGTAGGGTTTGGTGTTTTGCAGCCGGTTGGCGATTCTGTGCATATTTGGGCAGGGTATGGAAAGTTTCTTATGCAAGAAGGTTTCCGTCATGCAGAGGAAATTGCTAAATCGGGTGGTGCGCGTAGAATCACGTTTGAGTCAAATCGGCCGGGATGGTCAAAAATGGCTGAAAAATATGGATTTAAGCCCGTAAAATGGGTGAAAGAGGTGTCTAATGGGTAGCAGATCGGGTACAACCCAGACCGAAAACCGCATTGATCCTAGGCTTGTTCCGTTTGTTGAGCAGGGTTTGTCTGGTGCTCAGAGCCTGTTTCAGACCGGTCAGTTGCAATATCGAGATCCTGCTACGGGTGAAATGAAGGCAGGATATGTGCCGCAGTATTACGGCGGTCAGACCTTTGTTGGACCGTCTCAGTATACCCAGCAGGCTATGCAATTGGCTGCACAGAGGGCGCAGGCTGGATCTCCGCTGGTTGGGCAAGCTCAACAGGCTGTTGGCGCTGCCACTGGATTTCAAGCGCCGTCTGCTGGGATGTTTGGGAATATCTATGGGCAGGCAGGGCAAGGTCAGGCGGCCGGATTGTATCAAGACATCTACGGTCGAGCTGGTCAGGTCGGTGCGGATGCTACTGCTGGCGGTGCGTATCTTGGCATGAATCCTTTCTTGCAAGGTGCGTTTGAGTCTGCTGCCCGTCCGATCACTAGCCAGTTCCAGCAACAAATTCAAAACATCCAATCTCAAGCCTCTCGTGCTGGTCGGTTTGGATCTGCTGCACAGGGTCAACTCCAAGCAGGCGCTGCTGAATCTCTTGCTGCGAATCTGTCCGGTCTGGGTGAGCGTCTTGGGTTTGCTGGGTATCAGCAGGAGCGCCAACTCCAAGAAGCTGCGCTCAATCGACAGCAACAGGCTCAACAGCAGGCGCTTGCCAGTCAACTTGCTGCTGCCGGTGGATTGGGGCAAACGCAAGCACAACAACTGGCCACCCAACTTCAGGCAGCTCAGGGTCTTACTGGAGCGGAGCAGGGTGCGGCAGGTCTGCGTCTATCCGCTGCTCAGTTGGCCCCTGGTCTTGCAGCTCAAGACTTTGCAGACGCTCAGAGATTGTTGCAGGTTGGACAGATGGGCGAGCAGTACCAGCAGCAGGAAGTGCAAGACGCTATCAATCGGTTCAACTTCCAACAGCAAGCTCCGTTTAGGGCGCTTCAGCAATATCTGTCGTTCATCGGGGGCGTACCTGCTGGATCGCAACAGGTTGCCCCGGAATACACGAATCCTGCTGCTACTGCCCTGGGTGGTGCTGCGCTGATTAGCGCGTTCAACAGGCCACAAGCGAATCTTGGAATGACTGCACAAGGGACTTAACATGGCTGATCCAGTAACCCTTGCAATGGTTGGCGCTGCTGCTGGCGCTGTCACTAACAAGAAAGACCCGCTGAAGGGCGCTCTGTTGGGAGCGACTCTAGGTGGTGTTGGTGGTGCTGTAGCTCCTGGATTGTTGGGTGCTGGCGCAACGCAAGCTGCTGCCGGTGCTGCCGGTGCTGCCGGTGTACAAAGTGGGTTTGGTGCTCAACTTGCAAGCCAAGGGCTGTTATCTGCTGCACCTGCAATGTCTAGCGCTGCAAGTCCTGTTGCAAGCACTTTGGCTGCACAAGGATTGACATCTGCTCCTGCTGCTATGTCAACTGCTGCTGCTCCTGCGTCTGCAATGTCTGGGTTCTTGAGTAAGGCAACATCCACCCCTGCGCTGATTGCTGGAGCGCAATTGGCTGGGGCAATGGCTCCGCAACAGGCTAGGACGGCACCGATGCAAATGTCCCAGGCCAAACCTGTAGATATTGCCTTCCAGCCTGTACCCATCTCTCAACGTGTTGTTGGGCCGTTGGAATTTATGCGACAGGACGAAGAGCGACAACTGGGTGCATTCGATGTACCTGGGTTGCTGTTTGAACGGATGATGCCCGGCTACAGTGTCGGCGAGTATCGTCCCGCTAGGAGAATGTAATGGATGGACTGCTTGATCGGCTATTTCCCGCCAATCCCGTTCTTGGGCTGTTGGGAGACGAAAGTATGCAGCAGCAGGCTAGGCAGCAGGGACTCTTAGGTCTTGCTGCGGGTCTGTTGCAAGCGGGTGGTCCTAGCAGGACTCGCACGAATATCGGTCAGGCATTGGGTTCTGGGTTGATGGCTGGTCAGCAGATGTATCAGAACGCTGTCAACCAGCAGATCAGCCAAGCAGGTGCTATGCAGAAGATGCAAGAAGCACAAAGGCTTCGCCAGCAGCAGGAACTTGTGCGACAGGTCATGCCTCAATTGGTAACAACTGAGCGTCAGCAAGCACTCACTACTGGTGCACAGGCGGCTGATCCGTTGGCTGCTCTAATCCAATCGGCACAAGGCGGTACTCTCAACCAGCCTGCAATCAATCAACAAGCACTGTCTCAACTGTCTTCATATCTCCCTCCTGCTGATTTTGAGAAGGTTGTAAATGCTCTTGAGAAGCGCATCAAGATCATGCAACCGCAGGATGTTTTTGAGTATAAATCTTCTGGTAGCGACATTGTTCAGATCGATAAACGAACAGGCGCCACTCGTGCGGTGTATAACAGAGAGGATATTCCGAAGCTGTCTGACCTTGGTTCTTTGTATGCCGCGGTTCAATTCCCTGGTGTCAAGACACAAAACCTAAGCCCTCAACAGCTTGGTCAGGTTCTTGAGTTCCAGCAGCGTCCTTCTCCCGCTGCATTGGCTGATTTGCAAATTAAAGCCGAAACGTTGAAAGCAGAAACTGGTATTGATCTGACCAGAAACATTGTTGCGCTTGCTGGTGGTCAACCATTGCAAGCCGCTGCTGCTGCTCCTGCTGCTCAACCTCAAGCACCGGTTGCCGCTCAACCTGTTACCGGAGCACAACCGCAGCAGGAAGGTTTTGTGCCGACTGTTAGAAATCAAAGTGTTCCGCTTAAGTTCCGCACTGAGTTGGAAGTTGCACAACCAAAAGTCGTATCTGCCGCTCGCTCTGCGATTAAAGATCTGCGTGACTTAAAAGATGCTGTCGAGCAAGTTCGTAGCCATCCCGGTCTTGCGTCTGCGACTGGATTCGGTGGTACTGCTCTAAGTGCTATCCCTGGGACTGAGGCGGCAAATGCTAGGGCGCTGCTTGATAACCTAAAGAATCGCAACTTTATTGCTGGTATCGTCAATCTTCGTCAGCAATCCCCGACTGGTTCAGGCGTTGGTTCTTTGACTGAGCGAGAGGGCGCAAGGTTTGAAAACCTAAAAGCCGCGCTGGATCAAGCGCAAACGGTCGATCAACTTCGGGAGCAATTGGATATTCTGAGCCGTGCTACCAATGAGGCCATCTCTGGTTTGTATGAGGGCTATCAGTTGGATTACGGTAAAAACAAGACGATTGAAGAAGACCTTAAAAAGTCTGTAATTAGTCCTGCTGGAGCAAAGCGTAAGTCTTTGACCGACATTTTTAGGAAGTGACATGGCAAAGAGTCTGTCAGATCGCATTATCGAGGCGCGAGGCCAAGGTTACAAAGACGACGAAATCGTCAAGTTCCTAGTGCAAAGCGGAATCCGCGCTGACGACATTACGACAGCCATGAAAGAGGGCTATTCCTCTACGCAGGCGCTTGATTATCTGACAGCAGGAAGACCAATAGAGGAACGCGCTGCGCGAATTCCAGGGCTTGTTGCTCGTGGCGCTGCTCCGGTTGCTGTAGGCGCTGCGATGGGCGCTCCGTTTGGTCCTCCTGGTATGGCCGCTGGAGCCTTGGCAGTTCCTGCTGCTGAGGCTGCTACGCAGCTTTATAACCTTGCTGCACCTCAATCCATGCAGATTCCAACGCCAATGCAAGCCATTGGTGGATTGGCGACTCGGATGGGTCTGCCTCAGCCTGAGACTGTGCCTGAGCAGATGATGACTGCTGCTGGTGGCGGTGCTGCTGGTGCTATTGGAACGATCCCAGGTATGGCTAGGATGGCACAGACGGCTGTTACCCCGACTGGAAGGGCTGTGGCTGGACAGATGGCTGCTCGTCCTGGTCAGCAGATTGTTGCTGGTGCTGTCGGTCCTGCTACGGGTGAGGCAGTGGCAGACGTAACTGATAGCGATGTTGCTGGACAAATTGCTTCCATTGTCGCATCTGGTGCTGTTGGCGCAGGCAGGGGTCAACGAGAGATCGTGCCGACTCCTGAAGCAATGAAACAGGCGGCAGCAGCATCCTATCAACGGTCCGAGCAGGCTGGTGCAATAATTGCCCCACAAAGCCTCCAGAAAGCCGCGCAAGACATTTTTAAGTCTGTGGATAGCCTTGGGTACTTGCCTCGATCTCAACCCGCTGTAGCCGCATTTTTGGATGAGTTCGGACAGCAAGCACAAACTCCGTTGACGCTGGAAAGACTGGAGAGATTGCGCCGTGCGGCTGGGAATGTTGCGGCATCTCGTGATCGTTCGGAAAGCAAAATGGGTATGGCTATTCTGAACAAGATGGATGATTTTGTTGAGAACTTGCAAGACGCTGATCTTGTGGCTGGTGCTGGCCCCTCTCGGCAAATGGCAATTGATGCTCTGAAAGAAGCTCGTGGGCTTTACAGCAGGGCGGCCAAGGGTCAAGAAATTGAGACTTTGCTTGAGCGCGCACAAAATAGTGCGGCGCAATATAGCCAGTCTGGAATGGAAAACTCCATTCGAGTGCAGTTTAGACAGCTTGCTAACAATCAAACCAAACTCAGAAGGTTTACAAAAGAAGAGCAGGAATTGATCAAAGACGTTGCACGTGGTGGTCCTGTTGACAATGTCTTGCGTTACTTCGGCAAATTGTCACCGACTGGCGTAATTTCTGGTGGTATTGCTACGGGCGCAGGGTATGCGCTTGGTGGTACTACTGGCGCTGTTGCTGTGCCTGCAATGGGTGCTGCTGCTAGAGAGATGGCTGGCGCTAGAATGCAGAGCAAGGTTGATGAATTGATCTCGCAGATTCTGATGGGTAGGCCAGTTGGCAGAGAGCCTGCGACATACTTTAACGTGCCTGCTGCAATGCGTGGGCTTCTGACTCCTCAAGTTGAGGTGGAATAATGGCAAAGACAAAGATCTCCGAGTTTGACACTAACCCAGACCTTAACACCGACATAAACTCTATCAACATCGCAGAGGGTTGCTCCCCTGCGAATATCAACAATGCCATCCGGCAGTTGATGTCTGATCTAAAAGAGTGGCAAAACGGCTCTCAGGACAAGTACATTGCCCCGGCTGGAACTGCTGCTGCGCCTAGCTGGACGTTCAACGGTGATACCGACACAGGTTTTTACTCTGCTGCTGGCAACCAGATCGGAGTTGCTGCCAACGGGTCATCTGTCGGCACGTTTACCTCTGCTGGCTTTGTCGGGAATGTCACCGGTAATGTCACTGGGAATGCCAGCACTGTTACTAATGGGGTGTATACAACTGGCGCGCAAACTATTGCCGGTGTAAAAACATTTTCTGACTCTCCTGTAGTTCCTACAGCATCGCTGAATGACAACACAACTAAAGCGGCGTCTACTGCGTTTGTTGTTGCTCAAGTGACTGATTATGCGCCATCAAAATCTGGAACAAACGCAACAGGAACGTGGGGAATTAGTATCAGTGGCAATGCTGCAACAGCCACCAATGGAATTACAACTTCAAACATTTCCACCTATGCGCCCAGTCCAACTGGTACTGGTGCCAGCGGAACATGGGCGATCAGCATTACCGGTAATGCTGCTACGGCAACATCGGCAACGACTGCAACGACTGCATCAAATGGCGGTGTTACTAGCGTAAATGGTCAGACTGGTGCTGTAACGCAAACCTCTGTCGATTCAATTGGTAGCTATGTTGTTGCTTTGTATGCCGTAACGCATCCGGGTGATGGCATTAGTAGTAAGCCTCTTAATGTTGGCGATACTACTGCCGGATCAAATTTGCGTTATAACTTTTCGACATATTTAACTGCCCCTAATGATTTTACTGGTTATTACATTAGAAGCTACCCTAACACAACATATGGTGGCGGTGGTACAGCGTTATCAGGAACTTGGAGATGTATGGGAAGACCATCATTCGGTTGGGATAATGATTTAGGATATATTTGGAATCCTGGATTGTTTGTACGGGTGTCATAATGAGCGAAGTCGAACAACTCCGATCTCATGTTGAGAAGTTGGAAAACAAGGTAGATGCCTTGAATGACAGCATCAAAGACCTTGCAGAAGCGTGGAAGACTGCTCAGACGCTAGTCGCTTTCATGCAGTGGCTGGCAGGTATCGGAGCGGCTTTGCTTGTGCTAAAGGCTGCTTGGGACGGTTGGATTAGGTAATGCTCGATCCAGTTACCCTACTTGCTACAGCCACGGCTGTATTCAATGGCCTGAAAAAGGCTGTTGAGATCGGTCGGGAAGCTGAAGACGTTTTCGGTCAACTGGGCAAGTGGGCTGGCGCTGTATCTGATCTCCAAGAGTGGATTAAGACAGAGGAAGAGCTAGCAGACAAGCCACCTCCTATCTTTAAGAAACTGGTATTCAACAAGTCAGCAACTGCTGAAGCGTTTGATACCTACGCTGCCAAGATCAAGATCGCGCAGATGGAGGAAGAGATCCGGCATATGTTTACGCTGGGTGAACTCTGGTGGCTTGGAAAAGATGGGTATAACGAATTCCTGATGATGCGTCGGTCGATCAAGGAAAAGCGCGAGAAGATGGTTTATGAGCAGATCCGTAGACGAAAAAAGCTGCTGCGGATGGTTTCTGATTACGCATTTCTGGTTTTTATCCTGTTCTTTGGCGGTCTGATTCTTTACCACATCATAATGTTTGCGATTGAGCAGTCATGAGCACAGAAGAGATTGAGGTTCGTGTTTGGGCTGTTATCGCGCTGAGTCTCGTGGGTATTCTAGTTTTGTCTGTCATTTCAATCATCGGTGGCGTTCTATTTGTCGAACACGACATGGAGCGCATCAGCCCGATTGACACTCAGTTGATCGCTATCCTGAAAGACATCATGCTACTGGCGATTGGCGCTGTAGGCGGGATCGTTGGTCGTAAAGGCGCCTATGCCGCAGCCAACATGATCAAAAAGGAAGATGATGCTAGCTCTAGGCCCACTGCTTGAAGTCGGATCAAAGATCCTAGACAAAGTTCTCCCTGACCCGGAGGCAAAAGCCAAAGCTCAAGCCGAGCTTGCCAAGTTACACCAGGACGGTGAATTGGCAAAGATGGCTAATGAGACAAAGCTGTTTGAGGTAGAGCAAAACAACCTCACAGAACGGCTGAAGGCTGACATGGGTAGCGATAGCTGGCTATCCAAAAACATTCGGCCAATGACTCTTATCTTTATCCTCGCTGGCTACTTTACTTTTGCCATGATGTCTGCATTCGGAAAAGACACGAATGAGTCTTATGTGCAACTATTGGGGCAGTGGGGGATGTTAATTATGTCGTTTTACTTTGGCGGCAGGACATTGGAAAAAATCATTGATATGCGGAACAAGAAATGAAGTTCGATATTTGCTTTCACCACGTTATCAAGCACGAAGGCGGTTACGTTGACCACCCATCTGACCCAGGTGGAATTACTAACTTGGGAGTCACTAAAGCAGCGTGGGAAGAGTACCTAGGCAAAGAAGTATCAGCGGATGATATGCGAGCACTTACACCGGAGGGTGTCAAGGGTTTCTACAAAACGAAATATTGGGATGTTATAAAAGGTGATGAACTACCTCCTGGTGTTGATTATGCTGTTTTTGATTACGCCGTAAACAGTGGGCCAGCCAGGGCTGCTAGAACGCTCCAGGAATGCGTTGGAGCGACGAAAGACGGTTCCATTGGTCCCAAGACTATCGCGCTGGTAAAGGAGCGTGATGCGGCTAAATTGGTTCAGGACGTGTGTGATGCAAGGCTAGTATTTTTGCAACAACTGAGACACTTTGAGACGTTTGGACGAGGCTGGGCGCGTAGGGTTGCTGAGGTGTCTCGCAACGCGGTCGAAATGACAAAGTGATTCCATTCAAGATTGCTCGAATAAACGGTCGAAACTGGTCAATTACTGTCCTAGATAAGATCGATCACTCGGAAGAGTGCATCGGTCTGTGTGACCATGAAACCAGAAAAATAATGCTAGAGAGCGGGAGCAAAGGAAAACTCCAAGACTCTTTGTTTCATGAGATGGTCCATGCGGCCTGCCCGTCACTGACGGAGGAACAGGTCATGGAAGTTGAGAGAGGAGTCTTCGCTGTCCTCGCGGACAATCCCAAAATACGAAGGTGGTTATTTTCAAATGAAGCTAGTTGAAGACGATCAATTCTGGGCAGCTTATGCTATAGATCCAAGACCTACAGCAATGGCTAAAAGACTCGGCGTAACGGTCAGATCAGTACAGGGTAGGTTGAGGCGAAAGGGTGTTGAGGGTCTACCGCACCACTCAGAAAACCTGGATCTTGCAGTTGCAAAGATGGGGGTCAGTGGACGGGTCGAGATTGAGTGTCAGAACAGCAAAATCCTTGTTTTTTCTGACGCGCACTTTTGGCCTGGATACTTCTCTACTGCGTTCAAAGCGTTGCTGAAGGTCATTAAGATTGAGAAACCATCGTTCATCGTCTGCAATGGCGATGCGTTTGATGGTGCCCAGATCAGTAGATTTGGAAGGCAGATGTGGGGCAAAGCCCCGACTGTCATGGAAGAACTGAAAGCAGTCAAGGAGCGTCTTGAAGATATAGAAAAGATTGCCAAGGGCGCAAAGCTGCTGTGGCCGTTGGGCAATCACGACGCACGGTTTGAGACTGCTCTGTCCAACAAAGTCTCTGAATTTGAAGGCGTAGACGGATTCCACCTTAAGGATCACTTCCCTCTGTGGACTCCATGCTGGTCTGTGTTCGTAAACCAAGATGTAGTCATCAAACACCGGATTCGTGGTGGTATACACGCAACCCGAAACAATACGCTGAATGCTGGTCGGTCAACCGTGACCGGACACCTGCACCAGTTAAAGGTGACTCCGTTTTCAGACTACAACGGTGTCAGATACGGAGTTGACACCGGAACGCTTGCAGACCCGTATGGGCCGCAGTTTGCCTATATGGAGGATTCCCCGGTGGACTGGCGCTCTGGGTTTGTCAGTCTGTCGTTCAAGGACGGAAAGATGTTGTACCCCCAGATCGCACAAGTACGATCCGAGGGTGAGGTCGAGTACAAGGGTGAAATCATCACGGTTTAGCGTTATCCGTGATGAGTCTGTCGATGTACCACTGAGCTTTTTTCAGATCCTCCACTCCGTTCTTCTGCTTCCAGCGCCACAGGTACTTGATAGCGTT